ACCAACCACATCATTGGTTGAACAATTGTTTAAAGACTTTAAAGATTATGGCTGGTCGCCTGAAAGAAATGTACATAGAATTTATCAAGGCCACGATAAAGAAACAAATAAACCTGTAATCATATCTACTTGGCAATCAATCTATAATATGCCAAAGAAATGGTTTAAAGACTTTGAAATGGTTATAGGTGACGAAGCACATTTGTTTAAGGCCGTTTCATTAACTAAAATATTATCAAAGTTAGAAAAATGCCCATACAGAATAGGACTAACAGGTACTTTAGACGGTTCCAAAACGCACAAATTGGTGCTAGAAGGACTATTTGGTACAGTCAACAAAGTCGTATCAACAACAGAATTGCAAACGAAGAAGCAATTAGCGGACTTAAAGATTTATTGTCTTATATTAAAACACGGAAAAACCGAGTGTAAATATGTAAGCGGTATGAACTACCAAGAAGAAATGGATTTTATTGTACAATCAGATAAAAGAAACAAGTACATTAGAAACTTGGCCGCTGGTCTACAAGGTAATTCATTAGTATTATTTCAATATGTAGAAAAACACGGTAAAGATTTATATGAAAATATAAAACAAAAGGCAACCGATAAACAAGTCTTTTATGTCTATGGTGGAGTAGAAACAGATGAAAGGGAAAAGATTAGAGAGATTACAGAAAAATCAGACAATGCTATTATTGTTGCGAGTTACGGTACATTTTCTACTGGCATTAATATTCGTAACTTACATAACATTGTTTTTGCAAGTCCTTCAAAATCTAGGATTAGAAACTTGCAATCTATTGGCCGTGGGTTGCGTTTAAAAGATAATAATAGTCACGCAACTTTGTATGACTTATCAGATGATTTAACTTATAATGGCAAAGAGAATTATACTTTAGCGCATTTTAAGGAAAGGATAAATATTTACAATGAAGAAGATTTTGATTATGAAATCCATAATGTGGAGTTAAATGCAAATGCACCAGATTACTAGTAACATAAAAATAATTAAACTAATAAACGGTGACGATATTGTATGTGAATTGCCTACAGGAGATAAACAACTTCCTGAAAATGGTCCTTTACTTAGAATGATTAAACCATTGCATATTAAATATATACCTCAGTTTACGCCTCAAGGATTTAAAGACTATATTGCTTTAACAAAATGGGCGGCCTATACGCCTGACCATATTGTAACTATTCCTAAAGATAAGATTATGACGGTGACCAATGCAAGTCCTGAAATGAGTAGAAGTTGGGTGAATATATCGGCCAACTACAACTTAGAGAGCCACAGACCTGCCACCAATGTTGAAAAAATAAAATTCAGTGACGAAGATAATGAAAGATTAAACGAGATATTTGATGATTATGGAAAAGACGAAGAGGAAGACGAACCTACTTTACACTAGGTATAGGTCTCAACAAAGGCGGACACCGCTATTATACGCAAATTGGCAAGCATGTCAAGCCTGGAATGAAATACAATCCAGCATTGACATAAATTAAATAATACTGTATAGTGAGGATATTATGAGTGCAAAAAAAGAACATTATGTTAACAACAAAGACTTTCTAGCGGCGATGACCGAATATAGAAAGTTGGTACAAGAGGCGAAGAAGAAAGGCGTACAGAAACCACCTGTTACTGATTATATCGGTGAGTGTTTTCTAAAGATTGCCAATCACTTGTCTTATAGGCCGAATTTTATTAACTATACTTTTAGAGATGATATGATTTCTGATGGTATAGAAAACTGTCTTCAATACTTGGATAATTTTAATCCAGAAACATCAAACAATCCTTTTGCTTATTTCACGCAAATAATCTATTATGCGTTTATTCGTAGAATTCAAAAAGAAAAGAAACAAATAACGATTAAACAAAGAATGATTGCAGAAGCTAATTATGATGATATGACATTACAACCAGGTGAAGATAGAGATTTTAAAAATCAGTTTACAGAATTCTTACAAAAGAATACAGTTGTTGATGAACCGGTAAAAAAGAAAAAGGCTAAAGGAAAAAAATAAGTGAAGATTGCTTTGTTAAACGACACCCATTTTGGATGTCGTAACGATAGTCCTGCATTTATTGAATATCAAAACAAGTTTTATAATGACTTGTTTTTTCCATATTTAATAGATAAAGGCATTAAAACATTTATACATTTGGGTGATGTGGTTGATAGAAGAAAGTTTATCAATCATAATACAGCACACAACTTTAAAAAAGTATTTTGGAATAAACTAGAAGAATTAGATATTGATACACATATCATTATTGGTAACCACGATACTTATTATAAGAATACAAATGAAGTAAATGCTATGCAAAATTTACAGTTAAATAAAAACTGTAAAGTATATACTACAGCCACAGAAATGGAATTTGATGGTTGTAATATATTATTCTTACCTTGGATTTGTGATGATAATTATGATGATAGTATTCACGCTATTGACCATTCAACATCTAGTATTGTAATGGGTCATTTAGAAGTAAAAGGTTTTGAAATGCATGCTGGCCATATTAATGAACACGGTTTAGAAAAGTCTTTATTTACTAAGTTTGAAAAAGTATTATCTGGTCACTTTCATAAGAAGTCAGATGATGGCCGTATTTTCTACCTAGGTACACAATACGAAATGACTTGGTCAGACTATAGATGTCCAAAAGGATTTCATATCTTTGATACAGATACTAGAGAGATTGAAAGAGTTATCAATCCACTAACTATGTTTGAAAAGATTATCTATAATGATAAACAAACAAATTATAATGAATTAGATTTAACACCATATAATAATAAACATATTAAATTATTTGTATCTAATAAAACAGATGATGATATGTACAATCACTTTGTTGAAAAGTTATATAATAAAATTAATGTACACGAATTAAATATTATTGAAGACAATATAGATTTAAACTCTACAGTTAGAGAAGATATATTAGAACAAGGTGAAGATACTCTTACCTTTCTAAGAAACTATATTGACCAGATTGAAACAGATGTTGATAAACAAAAATTAAAAGAGTTTGCAAAAGACTTATATGTTGAGGCCAGTGAATGATAGTATTTAAAAAGTTAAAATATAAAAACTTTTTATCTAGTGGTAATATACCTATTGAGATTGAGTTAAACAAATCACAAACAACACTGATTGTTGGTACTAATGGTAGTGGTAAGTCAACACTATTAGATGCCTTGTGTTTTGTATTGTTCAATAAACCATTCAGAATTATTAAGAAAGAACAAATGGTAAACACCATTAATAATGCTGATTGTACAGTAGAAGTTGAGTTTGATGTAGGCACCAATCAATATAAAATTCTTAGAGGCATCAAACCTAATGTATTTGAAATTTATAAGAACGGTAATATTATTAATCAGGATGCCAGTAATATAGATTATCAAAAGTACCTTGAAACAAATATAATGAAACTGAATTACAGGTCATTTATTCAAGTCGTATTATTAGGTTCTTCATCATACGAGCCGTTTATGAAGATGAAACCACGATATAGAAGAGAAGTTGTTGAAGAGATACTTGATATTAGAGTTTTTGGCCTAATGGACTTGATTTTGCGTTCTCAACAGTCAGACCTCCAAAAAAAGTTGGTGGAGGTGCGTCACCAGTGCGACCTAATTAAGACCAAATATGAAACTGAAGCAAAGTACCTTAATACTCTGGAAACCAAAGGAACAGACAACCAGAAGGTACAGCAGAATAAACTAGAAGAATATAACAGAAAATCAATAGAATTTGAAACAAAACTACAAGAATTGAATGAACAGATAGCCGTATCACAAAATCAACTATCCGGACAAGATAAGACTACAAATAAATTAAAAGAATTACAAAAGATAGAAACAAAGATTGAAACTAATCTATCATCACATAAGAAGACTTTAAACTTCTTTAAAGATAATGATACTTGTCCAACATGTACACAACCTATTGATGAACATTTTAAGGGTGAAAAATGCAAATCCGAAGAAAACACTATTTCAAAGTTACAAACGGGGTTGTCAGACTTATTAGAAGCAATCTCAAATCAGGAAGAGAAAGTAACAGCGTTCTCAAAAATATCAAACAAGATAAACGAGATGAATGTGGAGATTGCAAAGATTAATTCTTCACTTGAAGGTATTATAACACACAGTAAACAAATTGATTTAGAATTAAAACAGGCCTCAGGTAAAGATGAAGACATAGAAAGTATTAAAAAGTCATTAG